CCCTGTTCTAATCAGTCTTATACGTCGTGCTATGCCTAACTTGGTGGCATACGATTTAGCTGGCGTACAACCAATGAGTGGTCCTACTGGACTTATCTTCGCAATGCGTTCACGCTACACCAACCAAAGCGGAACTGAGACATTCTACAACGAAGTTGATACTGCATTCTCTGGTCAGGACGATGGTCTTGATGAGGCAAGCGGATTCTCTGACGGCGTTGCAGGTATGGGTACAACCTCACAAGCAGGTTCAAACCCAGGTCTTCTTAACCCTGTTGGTTCTGCATCTTCTACTGCCTACAATGTAGGTCAAGGTATGAAGACTGGAGACAGTGAGAACCTTGGAAATGGAACTGGTAACCAGTTCAACGAAATGGCATTCAGCATCGAGAAAGTTCTCGTTGAAGCCAAGTCTCGTGCCCTAAAGGCTGAGTACTCACTAGAGCTAGCTCAAGACCTCAAGGCGATCCACGGATTGAACGCTGAAGCAGAACTTGCAAACATCCTAAGTACAGAAATCCTTGCGGAAATTAACCGTGAAGTTATCCGTACTATCTACAAGGTTGCCGAGCAAGGTGCTGCTGCTAACACTGCTACCGCTGGTGTCTTTGACTTAGACATCGACAGTAATGGTCGTTGGTCCGTTGAGAAGTTTAAAGGTCTACTATTCCAAATCGAGCGTGATGCTAACGCAATCGCACAAAGAACTCGTAGAGGAAAGGGTAATGTGATCATGTGTTCTGCTGACGTTGCATCTGCACTGTCTATGGCTGGAGTACTTGACTACACACCTGCTCTTAACGCTAACCTTAACGTTGACGACACAGGCAATACATTTGCTGGTGTTCTTCTAGGTAAGTACAGAGTCTACATCGACCCTTATGCTGCTAACGTTGCTGCTCAACAGTACTACGTTGTTGGATACAAAGGATCTTCTCCTTATGACGCTGGTTTATTCTACTGCCCTTATGTACCACTACAGATGGTAAGAGCGGTTGGAGAAAACACCTTCCAGCCAAAAATTGGATTTAAGACAAGATATGGTCTTGTTGCAAACCCATTCGCTGAAGGTACTGACCAAGGTCTTGGAAGACTTAAAGTTAACCAGAACCGCTACTACAGACGTGTTCAGATTAAGAACCTCATGTAATTCAGATATTACATATCTTACTAAGAGACCCTTTACGGGTCTCTTTTTTTATGCAATAATGTAAGAGTCAAGGTCGCTACCTAGACTGCTCTGGATTAATCTTCGATGGGTTCTATACCAGGGGCGAAGAACCCATCTTCAACATTAAGCAAATGTTAAATCGGTAAATACTTAAAAAATTGAGGAATTTGCATGAGTGTCATTATCTACCTAGATCACATTGAAGAACTAGAACAAGAGAATGAAGACCTAAAGCAAGAGGTTATGTACCTCAGAACACTACTACAATATGATTCATCAACTACTATTAGACAGCGATCCACTTTTACACACAAAAATAGAGAAGTGTAGTTACAACTTAGATAGATCTAAGTTATCATACCAGTTGCATGAAAATATGTTCCACTATAATGGAGTGGGACTATCAGCAAACCAAATAGGTATACAGGAACGAGCATTTGTAATGATCTCTGATATGGAGACACAAGAAACAATTACATGCTTTAATCCAAAAATATTAAAAGAATCGAAGAAGTTAGTAAAATTAGAAGAGGGTTGTCTATCGTATCCTGATATCTTTTTAGATGTTGATAGACCAGAGTCTATTGTAGTTAAATATGAGGATGAAGGTAAAGAAGTTCATAAAGTAAAGATGGATGGTTTTATTGCAAGAATATTTTTGCATGAATATGATCACATGGAAGGGATAGACTTTACACAAAGAGCTAAATAATATTGTAAACTTATATTAACTACAATGTTCTGTAAGGCAAAAAAGTCTATTAAAGAGTACAGGCAGTTCCAATTAAAGTTTTATAAACGTGCTCAAGAGTCACTTGAGGTTCGTTTAGCAGGAATTTCTGCCTCTATAAATAAGTTGGAGGAAATCGTTGCAAAGGATTTAGATGAAACCGTCACCGAAACAAGCTCAGGAAATAGTCAAGAACTATGAAAAAGTTGTTGAGCATTTAATATCTGAGAAGTACGCTACCGATAGAAATAATGCAGATAACATTATTGAAGGTATGAGCGAAGACTGGTACAACCTTATTATAGAGGGTTAATTTAAGGTTAAACCCCTATATATACTATTAGATAGTGATCATTATGTTAAACAATAAATGGATAGGAATCAGCTTAGGTGCTGTTTTAGGTATAACCCACATAGGTATGATTGGGTTACTTGCCAATAGAAAGACCATGCCTGTAGTTAATCTACCAGTTGGTCCATATACGTCTTACAAAGTAGAAGCAAGTAAGGAAGGATATAAAATACAATATCGTGCAAACGATCCCAAGACGATGCTTGTGGAACGGGATATTAAAAAGAAAGGCGGTTTTCTGGGACTGGGTAACAACATTGTTCGGGTCAGAGAAGAAGTCAAGGTGGATGGGTCTGAGTACTCATTTAACCAAACGGCAACAAAGGGTGGAAAATCCGAAGAGTGTATCGAAGCAATCGGATCAGGAAAGGGAACAGGTAAAATGGTCGGTGCTAGTGTTGGTGCTGCTGTGGCCCCTAGTCTCTCTGGGGTTCCCTTTGTTGGTTGGGTTCTTGCTGGAGCTGCTACAATGATGGGTATGGATGCAGGATCTGACATTGGTGGTACAATGGTAGAAAGTATTAATCCAGACTGTGAAGTTGAGGATCTTAAAGATGCATCTTGAAGATAAGATTAAATCTACAGAAGAGCGGATTAAGGAATTAAATATGCTTATTGAGGCATGGAAAAAATTAATTGAGGCAAAAAAGAATGCAACTTCATGATTTGATTACTAAATTATCTTCTGTTATTCGTTGTTCCTATAGTGCATTACCTGGTATAAAACCATTACATATTGATCCATCAATGTCAGAGATATATGGAAGTATGGATGAAGAGAAATTACAAATACACAACGAACTATATAAATGTCCAGGTCTTCGTAAAATCCATTTAGAAACTGCTAAGTTGGGTTCACTTGATGTTCTGCACTGTGTATTCTTCCCAGACCCAAACTATGACCTACCAATCTTTGGTGCTGATATTGTCGCTACTCCTAGAGGAGTTGGGGCTGCTATCGTTGATTTATCACCTGTTACTTGCCTGTCTTCCAAACTCAATGAGCAATTAGAAGAAGTAAGTAAACAATATAAGTTTAAAGAAGAACGAACTTTACCAGAATGGGGGAACATTTTTTCTCCTTATTGTAAGTTTATTAGACCTACCAATGATAAAGAGCAAACTAAATTTATCAATACTGTAGAATCATATCTTACAATTTATATCCAAGAGGTTATGAAGTCTCATCCAGTAGAGGGTGTTGAAGAAAGAATTTTAGGACAACATAATTATTGTCATCAGCAGAAGAAGAACGATAAGACTCGTGGCATCCTTGAGAGATGTTTTGATAAGGAGTGGGCAGATAAGTATATGGACGAATTACTCTTCGATGAACCTAAATAGTGAAACTATATTAATCACTTTTGGTGATAGTTGGGTTACAGGAGAAGGTGCTGGTTATACTAAAGGTATGACTCAGATAAGGTATGACGAACTATTTAAACGTAATGAAGATGTTTGTTGGGAAAAGGGTTGGAGAAAAAAGGTTGTAGATCATTTTAAAACTGATCATTTAAATTTTAGTACTTTTGATAGTAGTAATAGTTCTCAGTTCCAAGTTGCTAAGGAGTTTTTTATTAGTAAAAAGTTCCAAGAATTGACTAAAACTAAGAAAAGGATTATTATTCTATGGGGTATTACCAGTTTAAAAAGAGATTCTGGTAAATTAAAAAACTTAGAAATAGACATCCTTCATTGGAACCAATACCTTAAACTGTTAAATAAAGGTGTAGGATCTACTATTACAAACTTCTGGTTTGATACTTTTAAATCTAAAGAATATGGTATAAAACCATCAAACTTTATAGGTATTGAAAGTAATAAAAGAGATCTCTTATCTTTATTATGTCTAAACTTTAATAGAATGAGTAATGAGATAGGAACGGGTTTTGAATATGCTGAACATAATAAATTAGTAGACCCATACACATATCATCCTAGAGCAGAACAACATTCTGTAATTGCTGATTATTTTATCAATTACTTAAAACAAAATGGCAACATCTAGAAATCTGTATACCAATCAATTATCTAATAGGAACTTCTTATCCTCTGTAGGATTTAGATTTACCTTAAGTAGAGCTAGAAAGGTATCATTCTTATCGAACTCCGCAAACATACCTGGTTTACAGTTAGGTGTAGCAGAGCAACCAAACTACTTAAAGAATATTGACCTTCCTGGTGATAAAATGTTCTTTGATGATTTTGTTCTAAGGTTTATTGTTGATGAAGATCTAGAGAATTATATGCAGATACAAAACTGGATGCGTGGTTTAGGGTATCCAGAGTCATTGAATGAGATTGATAGACTCCAATGGACTAACAAGCAAAATCAACCTGATGCTAAGTCGATGGATATCTATTCTGATGGAACATTACAAGCATTGAATAGTAATCAAAGAGTGCAGTTCCAAGTTCAATTTAATGATATGTTCCCAGTATCATTATCGGATTTATCATTCGATGCTACTAACCCAGACCTTGAATACTTTACAGCAGAAGCAGTTTTCAAGTACACTATATACACTATACAAAGTCCTGAAGGCAAACGTTTATGATATTTTGGATTGGATTTTTTGTCATGTTCTTCAATGAAGGATTCGTTATGATGAGGCACGTATCACCGTGGTTCGGAAGACAAAGAGATAAATTTATTAATAAGTATGGTGCTAATGTGTGGTATAGATTCCACGGCACTTTAGATTATACCTGGATGATTCTTGTAGGTCTAGGATTAATATTAAACCCCAATAGATTGTTTCACGTAGCAGTGTTAGCAACCTTTTGGGGTGGTTCTTTTGCAATATTCTATGCACCACGGTGGATACGGAAGTGGATACAAGATGGAGGATTTGATGGATGACTCTTGACCTTGATATGATACAGAAAATGTGGGAGAAAGACTCCAACATTGACCTTGACAATTTACATACAGAGTCTATAAATATCCCTAAATTACATGCTAAATACTATGAGATCTATAATAACATAGTTCTTTTAAAGAAAAAAGCAGAGCAACAGCGTAAGAACACTCGTCATGAGCGGTATGAATACTTTACGGGAAAAGCAGATCCTCAAGTTTATACAGAGAATCCCTTCCCTAAAAAAATTAGAGACAAAGACACACTTCAAAAATACCTAGACGCAGACGAGAGTTTATCTTCAGTTAGTTTAAAGATAGATTATTATGATACTATTTTAAATTATTTGGAGAGCATACTTAGGGTTATTCAGAATAGAACATACCAAATTAAGAATGCTGTTGAATTTATGAAATTCCAAGCAGGTTATGGCTGATGTAGTTATTCATAAGTTAAATGAGGTACATCTCAAGATTGAGGCTGAACCACATGTTGATTATGAATTAAGAGATCATTTTACATTTGAAGTTCCAAACGCAAAGTTTATGCCACAATATCGTGGTAGGAATTGGAATGGAGAAATTCATCTATATGATTTACGGTCTAAGAGACTTTATGTTGGTCTCTTGGATCGTTTAGTATCTTTCTGTGTTAATAGAGATTATAAGTTTAAGTTTGAAGATAACAAATATTATGGATCGCCGTTTGAAATAAATGAGAGTATATCTAGGGAAGGTGTAAAGGATTATCTAGCATCTATTACCAACTTCAAAATAAGGGATTATCAACTGGAGGGAGTATATGATGCTCTAAGGCGCAATAGAAGGCTATTGATATCACCCACTGCCTCTGGCAAATCCCTGATGATTTATGCAATTGTAAGGTATTTTGTAAGTAAGAACCAAAAAATATTGCTAGTTGTTCCGACGACATCTCTCGTAGAGCAGATGTATAAGGATTTTGAAGACTATGGTTGGCATCCTGATTCATATTGTCACCGTATATATTCGGGTAAAGAGAAGACTAATGAGTTCCCAGTAACTATTACTACTTGGCAATCTGTATATAAACTAGATAGATCATTCTTTACAGATTATGATGTCATCATTGGAGATGAAGCACATCTTTTTAAGAGTAAGTCTTTAATATCTATAATGTCAAAACTTGAGCATGCCAAGTATAGATTTGGATTCACTGGTACTTTAGATGGCACACAGACCCATAAGTGGGTCTTAGAAGGAGTGTTTGGTCCATCCTATAAAGTAACCAGAACGTCTGAATTAATGGAGAGTGGTTATCTTGCTAAACTTGATATTCAATGTATTGTATTAAAACATTCTCCACAAAAATTTGAAGTATTTGAAGATGAAATTCAATATCTTATTGGTCATGAGCAAAGAAATAACTTTATTAAAAATTTAGTAATAGACTTAAAGGGTAATACTTTAGTGCTATTCCAAAGAGTTGAGTCTCATGGATTACCTCTCTATGAATTGATTAATGATAGTTCAGTTATAGACAGAAAAGTGTTCTTTGTTCATGGTGGAGTTGATACTCAAGAGAGAGAAGAGGTAAGATCTATTGTAGATACTGAGAAGAATGCCGTAATTGTAGCATCTTATGGTGTGTTTTCCACGGGTATAAATATTAGAAACCTTCATAATGTAGTTTTTGCATCACCATCTAAGTCGAGAATACGTAATCTCCAATCCATAGGAAGGGTACTTAGAAAGGGTAACAACAAAACTAAAGCGATGCTATACGATATATCTGATGATTGTTCTTATGGGTCGAAAAAGAACTACACTTTAAATCATCTTATAGAACGAATAAAAATCTATAACGAAGAAAAATTTAATTATGATATCGTAACCGTAAACTTAAAATAGGAAAATATATGGAAGACGATTTTTACGCAACAATCAAACTTAAAACTGGTGAAGAGATATTCACTAAGGTTGCACCTTGCTTTGAGGATACTAGAACGATATTACTTGTAACTAACCCTATTACACTACAATCCATTAATGGACCTAGGGGATTGACTGGTTACAAATTAGAACCTTGGTTGAAGACTACTAAAGATGATATGTTTGTTATTGATATGGAAAATGTTATTACACTCAGTGAATCTAAAGACATTGAGATGATTATGATGTATCAAGCATGGGTCCGTGAGTCTTCTGATGAACAAAAAGACCCCACTGGAATAAGAAAAAAGATAAATCGTAGAATGGGTTACACAGGTAACGTTGCTGATACTAAAGAGATATTAGAGAAGCTCTTTGAGAAAGAGTAGAGTATATCCTTTGAACCTCCACAAAGGTTATTGTACTTAGGTTTAAACACCTTGTCAAGTTGTCCTCATAACTTATAGGTGCTATAATCAATTCAACACAGGGAAATTTGTATGGCTGGCGTAACTAAAAGAAAAAGATCTATTCATTATGTCAATAATAAAGAATTTCTTGCTGCCTTAATTGCGTATAAAAGTGAGGTGTCAGATGCCGAGCATTTAGGTAAACCTAAACCTAGGATTACTAATTATCTTGGTGAATGTTTTTTAAAGATAGCAACTCATTTATCCTTTAAACCAAATTTTGTTAATTACATCTTTAAGGATGATATGATTTCTGATGGAATAGAGAATTGTGTTCAGTATATACACAACTTTAATCCAGAGAAGTCACAAAATCCTTTTGCTTACTTTACGCAGATTATTCATTATGCGTTTTTACGTAGGATACAAAAAGAGAAGAAGCAGTTAGAAATTAAAAATAAAATTATAGAAAAGAATGGTTATGATGAAGTATTTCATGATGATAGTTTAAGTGATGGTGGGAATTTTTCCGACTATAATAGTATAAAAGATTCTATCCACTCTAAGACTAGGTATCAATGAAGCTAGCAATAATAACTGACCAACATTTTGGTGCTCGTAAGAATTCCAAATTGTTCCACGATTATTTTCTTAAATTTTATAACGATATATTCTTCCCAGAAATAGAGAAGAGAGGTATTGATACCATTATTGATATGGGAGATACCTTTGATAATAGGAAGGGTATAGATTTTGCTGCCTTAAAATGGGCAAAAGATAATTACTATGACAAACTTACATCCTATACTATCCATACTATTGTGGGTAACCATACTGCTTATTATAAAAATACCAACGAAGTAAATGCTATAGATCTACTACTTAGAGAGTACCCTAATATAACTTGTTATTCTGAGACCACAGAGATTACGTTTGATAAGTTAAAGACTTTATTGATTCCTTGGATTTGTAAGGAGAATGAAGAGGAGACATTTAAAAGGATTAAAGCATCTAAAGCAAAGGTTGGTTTTGGTCATTTAGAATTAAATGGGTTCACTGCTACTCGTGGACATGTTATGATGAATGGATATGAGGTCGATATATATGATAAGTTTGCAAAGGTATTTACTGGTCACTATCATACAAGATCTGATAATGGAAAGGTATATTACTTAGGTAATCCTTATGAGATGTTTGCTAATGATACTGAAGATGCTAGAGGATTCCATATATTTGATACAGAGACTCTTGAAACTGAGGAGATTCGCAATCCATATAGAATGTTTTTTAATCTTTACTATGATGATGACAACGCACAAACCTTTGATGCTAGACAATATCAGGATAAGATAGTAAAATTGTTTGTAAAGAAAAAAACCTATCCTAAAAAATTTGAGAAGTTTGTAGATAAACTTTATGCTGCTAATGTTGCAGAGTTAAGGATTGTAGAGAACTTCAATGATGTAAATGACAAGATTGATGATACTGATATTGAATCTGAAGATACTATATCATTATTAAATAGGTATGTAGAAGAGACTCAAACAACTTTGAACAAGTCACAGATACAGTCTCTTATACAGGAAGTCTATAAGGAGGCATGTGAATTGGTATAATGTATATTCTTACCCTAGAAGGTCGAGAAGACCAAGGAGCATACTCCGTTATAAATGAAGATGGGCGACAAGTCCTTTATCTTTTTGAAGAAGAAGACGATTGTGATCGCTTTGCTATGATGTTAGAAGAGAGGGAAGGACATCCTGATTTAAATGTTATAGAAGTTGATGATCATTTAATTGTTAAAACCTGCCAGTTGCATGGATATGAGTATGCAGTAATTACTGGTAATGACCTTGTGATACCACCCGAAGATGATAGTATTTAAAAAACTACGTTATAAAAATTTCTTGAGTACTGGCAATCAATTTACTGAGATTGTATTTGATAAAAACTCTTTCAATACTTTAGTTATTGGTCATAATGGTGCTGGTAAAAGTACTATTCTTGATGCATTAACATTTTCTTTATTTGGCAAATCTTATCGAGGTGTAAGTAAAAGTCAATTAATTAATAGTGTTAATGAAAAAGGAACTGAGGTTCAGATTGAGTTTGAGATTGGTACTAATAAGTGGATGGTTGTTAGGAATATTAAACCTACTAAGTTTGAGATTTATAAAAATGATGATCTCTTAAATCAAGATGCACATGCAAATGCACAGCAGACATGGTTAGAGACTGTAGTTCTTAAGATGAACTATAAATCATTTACTCAAATTGTTATTCTTGGTAGTAGTAACTTTGTTCCATTCATGCAACTTAGTGCTTCTAATAGGAGAGAAGTGATTGAAGATATATTGGATATTAAAATATTTTCTCAGATGAATTCAGTTGTTAAGGATAGAGTTAAGATAGTTAGGGATCAGATTAGAGAGTTAGAATTTAAATTAATGACTCTGGAAGAAAAGTATGAGATGCAACAAACTTTTATAGATGAGATTGAGGCATTGGGTAAGAAAGATATTAGTGATAAGAAGAAGTCTATTAAAGCACATATTAAAGAGCAAGAAAATTTATTAATTGAACAAAAAGAACTTGAAAATTCTTTAGAATCTAAGAATAAAGAGTTAGAAAATTTCACTGGATCAAGACAAAAACTTCGTAAGTTAGGAAACCTTAAAGGTAAAATTACCGAAAAAGTATCTACCATTACTAAAGAACATAAGTTCTTCACAGATAATGTAACATGCCCTACATGCACCCAATCTATAGAGGAAGAATTCAGAATAAATAAAATCAAGGACTCTCAAAATAAAGCAAAAGAGTTGCAATCTGGGTATAAAGAACTCGAAGAGGCAATTAAAGAGGAAGAATTGAGGGAGTCCACCTTTATCAAAATATCCGACGAGGTAACAAGTCTAACGCATGGCATTTCTCAAGTTAATACAAAGATCTCTGGTTTTCAAAGACAAGTCACAGATCTTGAGCAGGAAATTCAAACTCTTACCACTAAACTTGAAGGACGAAATACTGAACATGAAAAGTTAGTAAACTTCAAAAATCAATTCGAGATTGCCAGCGCAGATGCGGATTCTAAAAAAGATGATATAATAAGATACAACTTTGTGTTTGATCTTCTAAAGGATGGTGGTGTTAAGACTGCTATCATTAGGAAGTATCTACCTATGATTAATCAGCAGGTAAACCGTTATCTTCAGATGATGGACTTTTATATTAACTTCTCATTAGATGAGGAGTTTAATGAGTCTATTCAATCTCCTATACATGAGGACTTCTCATACTCTTCTTTTAGTGAGGGTGAGAAGATGAGGATTGACTTGGCACTCTTGTTTACGTGGCGAGAAGTTGCTAAAATAAAAAACTCATTGAATTGTAATCTTATCATTTTTGATGAGACATTTGATTCATCTCTTGATGGGTTTGGCACAGACGAATTTCTTCGGATAATTCGATTTGTGGTAGAGAAGGCAAATATTTTTGTAATCTCTCATAAGGAGGGTTTACAAGATAAATTCTCAAACGTTATTCGATTTGAAAAAATTAAAGGATTTAGCAGGATGGCATTATGACAAGATCATTAGTAACAGGAGGTGCAGGATTCATAGGATCAAACCTAGTAGACAAACTCCTTGCAGAAGGACATGAGGTAGTTGTAATTGATAATGAGTATTCAGATGCTCATGACAATTTCTACTGGAATGACAGAGCAGAGAATCACAAGTTTGATATCTGTGATTATGAGAATACACGACCATTATATGATGGTATTGATTATGTATTCCATATCGCAGCAGAAGCAAGAATTCAACCAGCAATTGAGAATCCTATAAGAGCAGTTCAGATAAACTGTGTAGGCACTACAACAGTCTTACAGTGTGCTAGGGAAGCAGGTGTACAGAAGGTAATGTATTCATCTACATCATCTGCTTATGGTATGGGTAAGACACCAAATGCTGAGATGGACCCAGATGATTGTTTAAATCCTTATTCAGTTTCTAAGGTTGCTGGTGAGAAATTGTGTAAGATGTATACAGAACTATTTGGACTTAAGACAGTTATCTTTAGATACTTTAATGTCTATGGTGAGCGTCAACCATTAAGAGGACAGTATGCTCCTGTTATTGGCATCTTCTTACGTCAAAAAGCAGCAGGTGAAAAGTTAACTATTGTGGGTGATGGTGAGCAACGTAGAGACTTTACACATGTATCTGATGTAGTCCATGCAAATTATCTTGCTGCGATTACTGATATTAAAGATGAGGATTATGGAGAAGTTTACAATGTAGGTAATGGTAAAAATTATTCTGTTAATCAAGTTGCAAGAATGGTTACTTGTCTAGATAGTAGACTATCATATATACCAGAAAGACCTGGTGAAGCAAGAGAGACTCTTGCACAGAATACTCTTCTGAGACTTATCTTCGGGTGGAGACCAACTGTAGAACTGGAGGATTGGATCGGTGGACAAGGATGATTCCAATTGGCGAGAGGAGATGAAGGCATACACCAATAGCAAGTATGAGTTAGATCTGCTTGAGAATGGTCCTCATAGTCTTGCTCAATCTTGGATGATGGGTGCATTGCACAACAAATGGAAGAAGATCTATGGTATAGTAGATCCTGAACCTCCTGATTGTTCATCCAATCTTAAGGACTCACTTAAAAAGTTCGATGAAACTACCTAACTGGCAACACAATTCGGGCAAAGAACCGAAGCGAACGCTTAAACCTCAAGCGTTACGCAGTGCAAGAGAAAGACGTAGACAGTTAAAAAAGCGTCTACTTAATACCTCTTCCCCACGGAAGGGGTTTTATAATGGGTACATACAAGAGGAGACACATGACAGTCAATTTAGAAATCAAAGGCACATTAGCAAAATTACTTGCTACTGAAGATCTGATTATAGAGAATAAAAATGTAGAGACTGCATGTTTTAATGTACAGACTCGTGTGTTAACACTTCCTATGTGGGAGAAAGCAGATGAGGTTGTTTATGATATGTTGGTAGGTCATGAAGTAGGACATGCATTATTCACACCTAATAGAGATATTAAGGTAAAGGTTCCCAAACAGTTTGTTAATGTAACTGAAGATGCTCGTATTGAGAAATTGATGAAGCGTAAGTATCTTGGACTTGGAAGAACTTTTTATAATGCATATCAACAGTTGTTTGAAGATGACTTCTTTGAACTAGAGAATGAGAATATTAAAACTCTTAACCTTGCTGATAGAATTAACCTACATTATAAAGTCGGTCCTTTTCTTGCAATATGGTTTAGTGAAGAAGAGCAAAAGATTGTTGACCTCATAGGTGATTCTGAAACTTTTGAAGATGCAGAACATGCAGCAGAAGTATTATATGCTTATTGTAAGGATCATATGGAGGAAGATAATGATGGAGATGAAACAGAATCAGAACGTTACAGTTTAGAATCTTTTGAAGGTTTAGAAGGTGCTGGAGAACCACAAGATGAAAAATCTGAAGACGAAGCAGATCAAGAAGAAGAAGGTGAAGGTCGTCCTAACTTAGGTTCAGATAATACTGAGTATGATGACTTGAATAAATCAGACGAAGAATTGCTTAAACAGTTGTTGCAATCTTCTGCTGGAGAAGAACCACAAAACAATAAAGATGAAGAGACTGCTTCTGCAGGTCAAAATGCTTCTTTACATAATACTGAAGGTGAACCACAAGTTCAAACTGATGATATGTTAAAGCAAAAAATCCAAGATCTTATAACAAATGATTCACAACCAAATGAGTATATAGAGTTACCAGATTTAAATCTTGATAGTGTTATCAACTCTAATGACCAAGTTTATTCTTATATAAAAAAAGAATGGGCAGCATGGGAAGAAGCAGTAGAAAGAGAATTAAAAGCAGGTAATGATATTGAAGGAAGGAATAGTTATTTTGAAAACCATCATTTAACTTTTGAAAAATGTGATGCTGATTATAGGCAGACAAAAAAGGAATCACAAAAAGCAGTAAACTATCTTGTTAAAGAGTTTGAGATGAAGAAAGCAGCATCTTCTTATGCTCGTGCTGCTACTTCTAAAACTGGTCAATTGGATACAAGTAAACTTCACACATACAAGTTTAATGAAGATCTATTTAAGAAGGTAACAACTCTTCAAGAAGGTCAAAGTCATGGATTAGTATTTGTTCTTGACTGGTCAGGATCTATGAGTAATGTTTTAAAGAATACTCTAAGACAACTTTATAATTTAATCTGGTTCTGTAAGAAGGTTAATATTCCATTCAAAGTATATGCTTTTACATATGAATACAATACTCCTGAGTATAATGCTGGACTACAACTTAACGATACTCCAGATCACTTCACACCAAAAGATGGATTGCTTGCTATTGAGAATAGATTTAGTTTGATGGAGTTCTTTAATAGTGATATTCGTCCTAAGGAATTAGATGAACAGATGAAGATTATTTGGAGAGTTGCTCGTGGATTAAAAGACTATGCAACATATCCAATTCCAAGAAAGATGAGTCTCTCTGGAACTCCATTGAATGAATCAATATGTGCTCTTAATCAAATTCTTCCAGAATGTAGAAAAGAGTGGGGAATGGAGAAGATACAATGTGTGATACTAACTGATGGTGATGCACATCATCTTCCACGTCATAAAACAGTTGAACGTCCTTGGGAAACAAAACCTTACTGTGGAACTTGTGGTATTAATGCTGGAAGAGATTATCTTCGTAATCGTAAGACTGGTAGAACTTATAAGATTCCACATCGTTATCATGAGTTCACTCAACTTTTGATAAGGTATGTAAATGATGTTCATCCTTACGTATCCTTTGTTGGTATTAGAGTTCTACCTAATAGAGATGCTAGATACTTTATTAATCGTTATTGTGGTTTTGATGGTGAGGACTTTGATAAAGCAAAACTGCAATGGAAGAAGTATAAGAGTTGTTCTCTTCCAGTACTAGGATATAAAAAATATATTGGAATGTCTGATGGTTCTTTGCATGCAGATGACACAGAATACGTTGTTCCAGAACAAGCAACAAAGTCTCAATTGAAGAGTTATTTCAATCGTTCAATTAAGGATAAGCAACTAAATAAAAAGGTTCTTAGTGAGTTTGTAGAACTCATAGCATAATTCTTACTTCACAAAGACTCCTCTTCGAGGGGTCTTTTTTTTGTCTAAATAAATTATTGAAGACAGTTGAAGAACTGGAACATTCAAAAGGCACTAAGTATTAAATAGCGTATATAATAGAATCACTGAGACAAACAAATTATTATGGCCTTTGAAATCAAAATGACTAAAGAACAAGTCATTGACGGTTTAAAAACCAATTACGGTACTGAGTTTACCACTGCAGATGTTCGTGCATTTTGTGCGATGAATGATATTGGTTACCAAACGGTCACTAAGAAAATTCAGGAATTTAAAGTTGCTATCGGCAAATGGAATTTAGAAGTAACTCAAGAAGTTGTTGAAGAATTGAATCAATCTTACCAAGCACCATCCGCTATGCCAGCAGTAGAACAAAATTTAATCCCTGATAAGGATACTACATTTGTTAGATTTGGACCTTTTACAGATGTAAAGAAAATCATTTCGTCCAAATTATTCTACCCATCTTTTATTACTGGTCTATCTGGTAATGGTAAAACATTTAGTGTAGAACAAGCATGTGCTCAATTAGGAAGGGAGTTAATTCGTGTCAACATCACAATCGAAACGGACGAAGATGATCTCATTGGTGGTTTCCGTCTTATTAATGGTAGCACTGTTTGGCACAACGGTCCTGTTATCGAAGCACTCGAAAGAGGGGCAGTATTGCTTTTGGATGAAGTTGATCTTGCCTCTAACAAGATCTTGTGTCTCCAGTCCGTCCTAGAAGGTAAAGGAGTATTCGTTAAAAAGATTGGTAAGTTTGTAAAACCTGCTCATGGATTTAATGTAATTGCTACTGCTAATACAAAAGGTAAGGGATCTGAAGATGGAAGATTTATTGGAACCAATGTTCTTAATGAAGCATTCTTAGAAAGATTCTGTGTAACCTTTGAGCAGCAGTATCCTAATCCTACTACTGAGCATAAGATCCTTACAGCAAAGGCAGTAGAGGTTGGTATTCAACTCTTGGATGATAGACAACCTTGTGAGAATACTGAGTTTTGTAAGAGACTTGTAGACTGGGCAGACATCATTCGTAAGACATTCTATGATGGTGGTATTGATGAAGTTATTAGTACTCGTCGCTTGACACATATCATCCGTGCGTTTAGTATCTTTAATAATAAAGAGAAAGCAATCAAGATGTGTTTGAATAGATTTGATGATGAGACTAAGCAGTCCTTCATGGAACTCTATGACAAAGTTGATCCAGACTTCGTACCAGCAGAAGATGGACAAGATGAAGAATCCTTGGTATAATATTAGGAGAAAAGTATGTACTTGATTATGGGTGAAGATACTAGAGTGACTCCTCAAGAGTCAGATGAATATGATCCACCAAAAGCAAAACCAGAAAAGATCTCCTCACTGGAAAGTGAGGACTATGATCTTCACTCTAAGTATTACTATGAATGGGATAGAAATGGATTAACAGAAAATCCATTTGAAATAAAATCTGATTCATATGCTGATGCTGTTGACTTTCAAGTAGAGAACATGGCAGAGACTCTCAACATCGACACTAGTAGTTTTGAGACTGTTGAATTTACTATGCCAGATTTTGCTGATGCCCATGATCCAAAACCTCAACCAGATTTAGGATTTAAATCTCACAAATACCAAGAAGATAAAGGTATTGAGGATCTTAAAGAGTATGTCGCTTCTACCTATAAGGGACACTACACTAATAAGAATTCAGATACTCAAACTCTTGATCTTATTCACTCTGTAGGGGATGCAGAATCATTCTGTCGATCTAATGCACTTAAGTATTTGAGTCGCTATGATAAGAAAGGAACTGCAAAACAAGATATACTAAAAGCAATGCATTATTGCTTACTCCTCTATTACTTCAGTGGCAACACTAAAGAACCTGATTATACTAACACTCGTTATGAAACTTTCTGATAAAACTGT